TATGGGCTGGTCGTGTGGGAACCATCCATCACATGGATCACCGACCAAGATGTTGAGGATTATCTAGGCATCACATTGACCGGTGCTAACGACGCTGCGTTCATTACGCAATGCCAGGAGGCTGCAACACGGTTTGCTTATCGCCGACGCCAGGAATCGGGTTACCTCACCGACGCCACCGATGAAGTACCGAACGAGGCCGTCGCATTAGGGACCATCATGGTTGCAGCTGCATATTTCCGTCAGCGTGGTTCATTCAACTCCATCGCATCGTTTGATGGCATGGGTGTCGCACCCGCTACCGGTATCACACCAATGGTGATGCAGTTGCTAGGCATCAACCGACCACAGGTTGCCTAATGGCATACACCGACCTATTCAACGAGGCGATTGACGATCTCACCACGTCACTTGGAACCATCACTGGTTTGCGTGTTGTCACCGACCCTCGCAACATCAACCCACCATGCGTGTTTGTGGACGCACCATCGTTCAGCGCATACAACTCCAACATTGCCGACATGACATTTCCCGTACGGGTGGTCAGTCTCGGACCTGCAAACCTTGACGCCCTCCGAAACGTGCTTGCAATCTGTTCCCAACTTTTAGGGAAGAATGTGGCAGTGACCGAAGGCAGACCCACTACTATGTCTATCGGCGGTCAAGATTTGGCTGCGTATGACGTAACAATCCGAATGAAAGTGCAAGCAGTATGAAATACATCGTGGTTTCAGATCTAGTTGGGACTCCTGGCGATGAATACATTGTCGAGGAAGGCATCAACGTGGACGCACTTTTGGACGGTGGTTTCATCAAGGCCGACAACAAAAAAGCCAAAGAATCAAGCGAGGACTAACTCATGGCAACCAGCACCTATCTTTCCAATCCAGTAGTGACCGTGAACTCGGTTGCGCTAACCGGTTTCGCCACAGCTGCGACACTCACCCGCACCATTACGAGTGCGGACATCACATCGTTCGGAGAAACAGCAAGGACCTACGGCGCTACGCTCGAGGATTCGGAATTGACCGTGACGTTGTACATGACTTACGGCGCAGCTGAGGTTTATGCCACATTGAAGTCATTGGTCGGCACACGCACAACAGTCACAGTCAAGCCAACCAGCGGTGCGACCTCTGCCGTAAATCCGATTCTGACCCTCACGGGTGCGTACCTAGAATCGCTACCTGTGCTCCAGGCGTCCCTCGGGGAGATTTCGTCTATTGATATCACGTTTACTGGTGGCGTTTACTCCGAAGCAACGTCCTAAAACCAACAAGGGGAAACTATGCAACTGACACTTAAGTGCGATGCCGGTGACGGCGAGTTCACAGTCACAACAAACCTATGGGTCATCACCCAATGGGAACGCAAATTCAAAACGAAAGCGTCGCACCTCGCCGACGGTATTGGTATGGAAGATCTAGCGTTCTTGGCGTACGAATCCGCAAAGGTAAACGGCATTACCGTTCCTGTAGTTTTTGATGATTGGTTGCGTCAGCTGCGCACCTTGGAGGTTGTTGAGTCAAGCAACCCAAACCCTACAAACGAGGAACCGCACGTCACGCATTAGCGTCTGTTTTAGTTGCAACAGGGTGGTTTCCTCCGAATGTAGAGTTTGATGTGCAGGACCTAACAACGGTGGTGCAGATACTCAAAGAAAGCAACAAACGATGAGCCCGCAGGTGAAACTAATTGAGGTAAAAGGCATAAAGGAAGCCCTTGCCGAATTGAACACCATTGACAAAAAACTGCGTCGTTCATTTACTGTTGAATACAAAACCATCGTTGCACCAATGGTAAATGACGCAGTCAGCCTTGTTCCCCGCAAGGCTCCAATGTCAGGATGGAATCGCAGCTGGCTACCACGTGGTTCAACACGGGCAGGTGGCATCTTGCCATGGTCAGAAGGCGCACCACCGATTCGTCCATATGTTTCGGGCAAACGACCACAAACGACTGGTCAATACACCCGCAACCTTGCAGCGTTCGGAATGAAATGGGCAGACAAAACGTCAGTGTTGTTTGATACATCGGGTCAAGCAAAAACTAAACAAGGCGCACAGATGGTTGAAACACTTGGAAGTCGTTTCGGTCCGCCATCACGTGCAATGTGGCGTGCCTACGAACAATCATCATTGGATGTTCAATACGAAATCCGACAACTGGTAGAAAAAATTATGCGTGCCGTAGGTCGCAATATTGAGGTGGTGTAGTCATGGCCGTTGTTATTCCGTTAGTAACCGAGTTCGACTCAAAAGGCATCAAACTCGCAGAAAAGCGTTTCAAACAATTTCAGAATGAAGCAGGCAAGGTTGGACAGTCCATCAAGGCTGCGTTCATACCGGCAGCAGCTGCGGTTGCTGGTTTGGGTGTGGCTGCGTTAGGCGCTGCTAAGGCTGCGATGGAGGACCAACAGTCCGCAGCACTGTTAGAACGTCAATTGCAAGCAACGACCAAAGCGACACAGGCACAGGTAAAAGCAACGGAAGCGTTCGTGACGAGCCTCTCCTTGGCGTCTGGCGTCGCTGACGACGAGTTGAGACCGTCCCTTGCCAAGATTCTAAGGTCCACTAAGGACCTGACCAAGTCGCAAAAATTGCTAGGTATCTCTGTCGACGTGGCAAAAGGCAGCGGGAAAAGTTTGGCCCAGGTCAGTGAGTCAATTTCCCGTGCCTACGGTGGGAATGTCAAAGCACTTGCCCGCCTAGACCCGTCACTTAAAAAATTCATTGACAAAACCACTACCGCTGACGAGGCCGTAGCGATGCTCGCAAAGAATTTTGAGGGTGCCGCAGCAAAGAACGCAGACACATTCCGTGGACGCATGGACATTTTGAACGTCACCCTGTCGGAAGCGTATGAATCCATCGGGTATGCGTTACTTCCCATCCTGGAAAAACTTGTGACTGCATTCCAAAACAAGGTCTTGCCGTACATCGAGAAAGTCATCAAAGCCCTAGAGGAACAAGGTTTGTCCGGAGCGGTCAAAACTGTCACACGGGATTTTGGCAATTTCATCATGAACGCTGACGGATGGAAAGGCACAATCATTGAATTGACTGGTGCGGTCATTGCGTTGAGTGTTGCCATCAAAGGCCTACTCATTTTCAATACGGTGACCAGTGCAGCATCAGCCCTGGCAGGAACCTTGTCTGCTCTCGGCACAGCCGTTTTGCCTGGACTCGCTATCGGTGCAGGCACCGTGCTAGGCGTGTTTGCATCCTTGTTTGCTACCGTCTATGCGTTCATTGGTTTGATGCGTGACACCACAGGCCGTTCAGCATTTTTCGAATATCTCGCAAACGTTTCGAAAGCCATTGCTAACGGTTTCATTTTGGCCCACAACGCTGCGGTGGCACTTTTGAACCTGCCCCTATACGCCGCAAACCTGTTGCCAGGTGTGAATGTCCAAACCTTTTCCCCGATGGACATGTACGACTTCACATTTGACACTGCACCAGGTGGTTCACGCAATAACGGCGGAGGGCTACGTGAAAACGCACAAGTGCAAATCAACGTAAACGGAGCCATTGACCCTGTTTCGACTGCACGCCAAATTGATTCAATTTTGCGCCGTGGCAATCGCCGTGGAATCATCACAGAATTTGGGACACCCTGATGGCGTATCCCACACCTATCGTTGAAATCGCATTTGATGATGGTCCGTATGTGGCTAGCCCCACCTGGACTGATGTTTCACAATATGTGCGGCGCATGTCAATTGATCGTGGACGCAGCGATGATTGGGCTGATTTCAACGGCACCGCCACCGTGGTGTTGAATAACCGCACACGCCTATTTGACCCGTACTACACGTCCGGAACCTATTACGGGAAATTATTACCACGCAGGCAAATCCGCATCAGGGCGCAAACCATCGAGGGTGGCGTAACCACCACCCATGATGTGTTTCGAGGTTTCATTGACGGCTGGAACCCACAATGGACCGATGCAGGCACAGATTCCACCACCACCATCCAATGTTTTGATGCGCTGCAATTGTTAGCGGGTGAACAATTACCTGCGGACTGGTCACGGGCCTACATCCTGTCACAGTCCCCCCGCCACTACTATCCCTGCGATGAACCTGTAGTGCCATACACAGGCACCAGCATCCTGAAAGATTACGGGTCCATCCCGTTGAACATCACCGCATCCGCCACCGCTATCAACGGCGGTGAACTCGCACCAGGTTTGCCAGGTAACTCAATACAAGCTGCCGTTTCAAGTGCAGGCACATCAGGTTTTGCGACCACCGCAGCAAATACTGATTTCAGTGTCTCTATGTGGGCCGTTATGGATTCCACTTCTGCAACCACAGGCGGTGCCGTCGGCGCATACGGTTGGCGTATCGGCTGGAACCCTGCGACTGGTCAATACGTTGTCAGCATTGATGACCAGGGTGCAGGACTAACCCGCACATACACATCATCCAACACATTTGACGGTTCACAACCCACACACGTTGCGTTCTCATTCAACGTCACCAGCAAGGCCCTAGTGCTAATCGTGGACGGTTCTATCGCCGCCACCACAAGTGCCACCGCAGGAGCCATCATCATCATCATTGGTGAAATCGTTACGTTAGGCACCGGACAATTCCAGCAGGTGTGTGTGTGGACGGGGCTAATAGCACAGGCAACAGTGCAGGAAATTATCCGCAGGTCACTAGCCAATTTTCCTGAAACCACCGCAGCACGTTTTACACGCCTAATCGCTGAAACACCGTTCCCTGCGTCACTGACACAAACCGCCACCGCACCCGTGAACAGTGTTTTGGACATCACAAACAATGCACCGCCAGTCACTAGCGAGCTGCGGACTGTGGCCCTGTCGGAGGGTGGACCGTTGTTTGTCTCCAAAAATGGAACGCTGACAATGTTCAATCAAAACCAAATTTTTTCCCAAACCAAATCCGTGGTTTCCCAGGT